GTTTCTAAAATCAAATTCTAATTCACCACCTTTGTATTCTGAACCATCTGTTAACTGACAAGTCATAGATAGTTTTCGAATTCTTCCCTGTTCTGGATGATTGGGATCTTTTCTATCATAAGGTTTATCCCAACTATCACAATGCCAATCATAATATTGATTGTGTTTGTATTTTGTAAACTGACACGATTCAGATCTTTCCCAATCAAAATTCCAACCAGCCATTTGATTTGCTTTATGAACATACGGATGTAATTCTTTATATATCCAAGTGTCATTTAACCAAACTAAATCAGAGTTTCTTTTTCTTTTTAAATCTAATACTTCTTGTTTATTTAATTTTTCTTTATCACCATAACCACCAGTTCTAGCCATAACTTCTTTTTGTGAGTTAGCATATTCTATAACATCATCACAAAACTTTGGTGTTAGTACACCACTAAAATACCAATAATAATTAGTTAAATTCATACTATATCAAACCATCCTGTTACAATATATTTTTCTTGTGTTTTAGAAATTACTCCTACGTGTGGGTGTGTAAAATCTGAAGGCCAAATAATTAATTTACCTTTCTTAGCAGTTAAAGTTTTTTCTTGAAATGGAAAATGTGTCCCACCTTTTTTTAAAGTATTACAATAAAGCATATAAACTAATTGTCTTGTAGTAGTATGCAAGCTATCTCTTTCATAGTGAATAACTTTAAATCCTCCACCTTTAGGATAATGTTGAATATGATGAGTTACGTGAGTTCGTATGTTGTGATTTGGATTATAAAAATATTTTTTGTGATAACTTTTTATATTGTTTGTAAGACATTTAAAAAAATCTAACATAAAAGAATTTTGTGATTGATTAAAAAAAAGAACATCTGTAGAGTCTTTTGATGCTACATCAATTTTGCCACCAACTCTACCTGTGTCTTTGTATTCTTTATTATCTTTATGATATTTTATAAACTTGTCACAAAGTTTAGAATCTACATTATATTCTTCAATAAAATCGTGCATATTAGTTATAGTTAAAATTAATAACTATTCTCCTTTTTTTATCTGTTTGTAAAACTGCTCCGTGTTGAACACTGCTGTCAAAAATTAACATTTGATTAGCTTTAGATTTAATTTTTATTTTCTTTTTAGGATCTAAAACAGTATAGCCATTAGTATTGTTAAGATAAAAAATAGCTGTTTTTTGTGTTTTAATAGGAGACTCTTCTATATCAATATGAAAACCAGAAAATGTTTTTGTTTTTGTTTTCATTACTAAATTAGCTCTAATTTCAAGTATGTATTTAACATTAAGTTTTTTTAATATAGGTTCAAGTAATTCAAAAGCTGTTGACGTAGGTTCGTTGTGTCTTGCAAACATATGTGCAAAATAAAAACCATCATTGTTTTTTTTATTGCTTAATATTTTTTCTCTATAAAACCAAGGAAAATCACCAAATAAAGTTTTTTGTAAAAAATTAAATTTTTCTTTTTCTATAAAATTTTGTTTTACTTGATAACTAGATATATTCATAAGTTATAGTTTGTACAAAATTTAAACTATCTTTTTGATTGTTAGTTAAGTAATACATATTCGTTGATGGAAACATTATAAATTTATTATTTGTTAATGGTATATCCCAACTTCTTCCTTTACGTCTGTTGTCCTCAAAGTGTATTCTAACACTACAATTTTTAACGTTAACACCATAAAGAAATGTATAATCAGGAGAGTTACGTAGATCTACTGGATCTATATTTAATAAAGGAATTGTAATTTCATTTGGTTTATACATATTTCCCCACGTTTCTTTTTGAATTAATGTAGAGCCATAGTGCAGACCAAAATGATCTCTTATATAAGTATTCAACATATCGAATGTTCGTGAAAATGGAAAAGGTGAATCTGTAGTTTGTGATTTTAAAATGTCTTTTTGTAATTTATCTCGGTCAATGTCCCAATTTTTAGGCATCGCCACATCACCATAATATAATGATTGTTCTGTTAATACTTTCTTCTGCATACCACCACCTTTTTTAATCTATGCTAAATTGTCTGTCAAGTCCCAAGATTGATTAGCTTCATTCCAAGCATAGTGCCACATATGAGTAGCAGCTTCGTTTTGTGAAGTTTGTTCTGCAGTTAATGCAGGAGCATCACCGATTGGTGATTTCCAATTTGCATTTGTAAGATCTTGTACCCAAGATGCATAAGGTTTTTTAGGCCAAAAAATATTGTTATCCTCGTCCCAAGTATAACCTATACCTGCGTAGTTTCCTCTAAATGCTTTTGAGTTATCACCTGATGAATGTGTATTGTTAGATGTATTGTAAGATACTTGAATAACTTTTCCGTTAGCTCCTAGTTTTGCAAAATGTGCCATAATTATTCTCCTTATATATTAATTTTTAAAGTTAGTAAATACATATTAATTATTGATATCTATATCTTATTATTACTATACCACTACCTGCACCTTGTGTAGTATATGGATTATGTGAACCACCAGCTCCACCACCGCTATTCGCTGCTGCTGTACCTCCAGGGGCTGCACCACTACCACAAGGGCTTCCAGCTCCATCAGGGCTACTTCCATTTCCTCCACCGCCACCAGCTCTTGCGACTGGTGAAGCAGTAATAGAAGATGTTGCACCAACACCGCCAGTTCCACCTGCAGCTCCACTACCTGCACTTCCTGCAGCCGTTGCACCTCCTCCAGCGCCTCCTGCTGTACTACCACCAGTACCTCCATTAGTTCCTTGAGCTGGAGAAACAGGAGGTGTATTTCCTGTTCCAGCGCCACCACCAGGGGCTACGCCACCACCACCAGAGCCACCATTATTTGCACTTGGACCTCCACCTCCACCACCTGCTCCTATAATTGTTGAAAAACTAGAATTAGAACCATTATTACCTGTCGCTGGAGATGGGCCAATTCCTGCTCCACCAGCTCCAACTGCAATAGGATAACCAGTAGCAGTTACTGTAATTCTATTTCCGGGAGTTGGATAACCATTTAATGGTGATCCTGAATAAGGTGAGCTCGGACTTATTAATTCTCTATATCCACCGCCGCCTCCGCCGCCGCCCATATTAGAGCCACCAGGACCAACTCCTCCACCGCCGCCTCCAGCGACAACTACGTAAGAAACTATATTATCTGCTGCAGCTACTGCAGCTTTAGAAACACAAAAAGTTCCTGGTCCTGTGAATGTATGAATTTTACAATTGCCAGATGTTGTTTCAGTTCCCCCTGTTGCTTGTATATATGGATTGGTATCTGCATTTGATTGTAAACCATCATCAGTTACTAACCAACCTTGTGTTGAATCTATATAAACTAATGTAACAGCTAAACCCTCTGTTGATAAAATTGCGTTGTTAGTTGAACCACCTATTTTTTCTGAACCATTAGAAATTAATATACAGTTGTTTGTATCCCAAGTTTTTGCATAATCTTTAACTGCAACTACAGCTCCTGCACTTCCTGCAGGTAATGTTACATCAACTTCTCCTGAAGTTGTATTTACAAAATATCCTTCACCAGCTGTTGCTGTAAAATCTCCTGTCTTAACTGTTGTAGTCCACGATGCAGCACCTGTTGCACCAAAACCTGATGCAGTACCAGAGTTTGTTATTGATACACCAGCAGGAATAGTAATAGTATCTCCACTATCTCCTAATGTGACTGTACCACACGCTGTTCTTGGACTAATTTTATTTACTTTTACTTCACTCATAATTATTTACTTTTATATCTTATTATTACAATTCCTGCTTGAGCTCCACCGCCGCCTTCACCAGCTTGTCCTATTCCTGCTCCTTGTGGACCACCGCCTGCTCCACCTGCATAATATCTTAAAGAACCACACGGTCCTGGAGTTCCTACTCCTGGTGCAGGATTAATACCTGTTCCGGCTCCATCACCGCCACCACCAAAATCACCAGCAGTACAAATTCCTGCTGATGTTGCTCCGCCGCCTCCGGCTCCGTAACCATTAGCTGATTTATTTCCTCCTGGAAAACCTTGAGATGGACTAACTGGTGGAGTGTTACCTGCTCCTCCACTTGGTCCTGGATTGGGTCCACCAGCACCACCACCTGATCCTCCAGATCCTCCTGGATTTCCTGCTCCACCACCATAACCACCACCAGTAGATGTAATAGGACCAAAAGTTGATGGACTTCCTGCTGTTCCATTTCCGTTACCACAACCAGGTGGACGGTTTACACCAGCTGCTCCAATTGTAACTGGATAACCTTGTTGTGTTACTGTAATTGCTGTTCCGCCTGGATTTCCATTTAATGGTGAAGCTGTATAACAAGTAAGAGGACCTTTGTATTCTCTAAATCCTCCTGCTCCACCTGCTCCTTGCCAGCCTTGACCCCAACCACCGCCACCACCTACTACCATATAAGATACTGTGTTTGCTTCAGGAGTTCCTGCTGTGCAGTTAACTGTAAAAGTTCCAGGACTCGTAAAAGTATGAATTTTACAATTACCAAGACAAGTAATTGTGCCGCCTGTTGCAGACATACCAACAAAACCAATATTACCTGTTCCTTCTTCAGTTGGAATCCAACCTTTTGTTGAATCTACATAAACTAAAGTTAAACTTGTAAAGTTAGTATTTTGAACTGAGTCTGCAGCGTTTCCATTTAAATTTG